CACTTACGACGGCGCAAGCCACATGACTGTCACCCCGACCGGGCTGACTTTCCCTGACGCTACTGTCCAGACTACTGCTTACACGGGTGGTGGTGGCACTTGGGGTTCCATCACCGGGACTCTCTCCAATCAGACGGATCTTCAAAGCGCGCTCGATGCGAAATACGACGTTACTAATCCGGCTGGGTTTATTACCTTTGGTGACCTGACTGGATACGCCACCGAGTCTTGGGTGACCGGGCAGGGTTACATTACTTCTGGATATTTACCTAACATTCAAACCGATATTGGTTTTGATACGAGCATCGGAACGCCTCAGACTCAACGCCTACTTATAGATGGCGTATGTGAATTGAGTCCGGGATCTGGCATCACTCAAGCTCGACTTAATTTCAGTTCAAACTCACAACCGAATTCTCCTGTAAACGGAGATATGTGGGTAAATCATACCTACGGTCTTAATGTGGTATGGGGTGGCATTACTAACCTGATGGCTACTCAGATTTGGGTCAATGGTAACCTTAATCTGAAAGCGAGCTTATCTGGCGCTACTTTCACCGGGAAGGTCAACCTCGCAACGCTTGGCGTAGCCACCCCTAGCATCAACCTTGGAGGTCAATGCGACTCGGCTCCAGCGTCAGCGGCTAACGGCGACATCTGGATTTCAAACGCCGCTGCTCCCAAGCTGACATATAAAATGGGAGGTGTTAACTACAACCTGCCCGTCCTAAATCAGTTTAACACCTTCACCAATCAAATGGTGATTGATACGACTTCTGCTACGACTGCCGCGCTGCGCGTCACTCAGCGTGGAGCTGGCAACGCAATCGAGGTCGAAGACTCTACGACCCCGGACGCCACAAAGTTTGTCGTGGATCAGTTTGGCAAGGTCGGAGTCGGAACTGCCCCGGACGCTACTGCCGCCATCAAGGTTGACGCTAACGGTATCTCCTTTAACGGCCTAGTCTTCAACCCTACGGCTACCTCCGCGCACACAGGCGGGAGTGACACACTCGACCTCCTAGTGACCATCAACGGAACCAACTACCGTCTCGGCCTTCGACCCGCTTAATATGATTACCATCCTCGTCTGCACCCTCATCGGCTTCATTGGTGGCTTCATCGCTGGCATCAAGAACGCTAAGTCTGCCAAGGTCGAGAAGGCCAAGACCATCCTCGACCAACTCAAGGGGAAGTAAGTCGTGCGCGTCCTTCTGGCTGTCTCTGTTCTGATGGCTGGATGTGCCACATCCAAGGCTCCTCTCCCCGAGCAGCCGAACGCCCCTACCTCGGAGGCATTGGTCACGACCGTTGGCAAGCAATGGGATACCGCTGATCAGAAAGTCGCTGCTTCGGTGACTATCGCCAAAGAGAACGCAGACAAACCAGAAGTTGTCCGAGGCGAAACCTCCGTGGCCCTGTCTTACCTCCCCTCCCCATCCCCGGAGGAATTGGCCCTTGCCCGTCAACGCGCAGCCAAGGCTGACCAAAAGGACTATGCCCAGGCGATAGACTTTGGCAAGAAGCTCCTAGCCACCATTGATATCAACTGGGCCAAGGTCGAGGCCGACAATAAGGAAGCCAAGCGGGTCTCAGACCTCAAGGATGCCCGTATCAAGGAACTCACCGGCGAGGTCGAGCAGGCCAAGAAGGACGCCGCCAAGAACATCTGGACTATCACGGGTGCCGCCCTTGCCGTCATCGGTGCCGTTGCCACGGCCTTTACCGGCCCCAAGGTAGGCATCCCCCTCATTCTCTGCGGAGCCTTCTGCGGAGCCGTCCCCTTCATCATCGACTCCGAGTACTTTTCCTACATCGCCGGAACGACCCTTGCCGCCTGCGCGGGACTGGGAATCTGGTTCGTCTGGGATAAAGTCAGGGACTCCAATAAAGAATCCGACTATGAGCCGCCGAAAGTCTAAAGTCGTCTGGGTGAAATTAGGCCGTCAGAAAGCCTGGGGCCAAGCGACTATCGGCGAAGGGCTGATTGAAATTGATCCGCGCTTGGGTGCCAAGCGGCAGTTGGAGGTTTTGTGCCATGAGCAGGGGCATCTAACTTTCCCAGAAAAATCAGAAGCAGAAATTGACCGATTGGGCAAAGACCTTGCTGCCGTTCTCTGGGATCAGAATTACCGCCGGGTGCTGCTCCAGCCAAACTCTAAGCCCCCCAAGATTTCGTGAGTCCCCCTCCACCCATTAACCCCGACGACATCTCTAGGGAAGTCAAAGACGGCGTCGTAGCTGGCGTCCTAGGGGGCTTGGCGATGGTTGCCCGACTCCTCCTATCAACCGAACCCGTATCCCCCGGCTGGGTGGTCCGCAGGGTGCTTGCCGCCGCTATTACCGCCGCCTTGGTCGGCTACGCCATCCAAGAGCATATCCAGTCGCCTGGCCTTCGCATGGGGGTCGTAGGTGCCAGCGGCTATGCCGCGCCCGAATGTCTCGACTACCTGATGAAGTACATCAAGGCCAAGGGGCAGGCCGAGGTAGCCAAAGTCACCAAAACCGCCAATGGCAAAAAGAAACCATCCAAGCGCGGCAGGGGGAAGTGAAAGCAATCTGCTGATTGCCGTCATGGGGCTGGTAGTCGCTGCCGCCCTTGCTGCCATCATGTCGGCTTGGATTGCAGGGTTCGTCCTAGACCAGCTCCAGTCCACCGAGGCGATGGCCATGATTATCACCGACGGGGGTATCAAGTCCGACTCCAAGGATTTGGAGCGGAATATGAATGCGGCGACCCTAGCCCTTCAGTCTTGCCGAGACTTGGGCTGGGCTTTGGGCGTAGGCTGTTTGGGGGTCGGGTTGGCAGTAGTAGTCAGACTACGAAAGAAAAGCCTGCCACGGGCTTCCTAGGCGTCGTATTTAGTGCCTTGGTAGTACAGCGCGGCACCCACCTTGCGGGGTTCGATGATGCCGTTCGTGACCATAGCCTTGATAAGGGCCTCCGCCTGGTCGCGCTGAAGTTTGTGGTCAGCCACCAATTCCTCCAGCAAAGCCCCCCGGCTGATGCGGGGCTTGGACTCAAAGTGACGGTACTGCTGCCCGACCTTCAGAAGTTCAAAGCCGCCGGCCAAAGGGGCGACCTCCCATAGCACCCGATCATCGGCGTGTTTCAGTTTTATGGACAGGGTAGGCTTGCCGTCCGGCGTCCGCATCCCAGCGAGCTTCCCGCGCTTAGTCAGGTTGAACGAGAACACGGGCAGTTCCTTCGACTCCCGCCTGATGTTGATAATGGCCCTCGCCCAGTTCACTAACTCGGAACTCCCAATACCGCTGTACATCTGGTCTGACACCGTCTGGCCGTCCTTGACCTCCTGCGGCTTCGGTTTCCCCTCATGGTGGATGAAGACCATGATGCACCCCGTCTCCTGAAGCACGGGCTGGACGAGGTTACGCAGGAAGTGGGAACAGACCTCCTGCTTGGATAGGTCACCCCCCACATAGGAGAGCAGCGGGTCGGCGACCAGCACATCCAGTTTATGCCTTACGATAATCTTCCGGCACAGGTCGACAAAGTCCTTGCCCGTCTTGGACGCCTCGGTGAAGAACTTCAGGTTCGTCTTGCACAACGCCTTCTCTTCCGGGGACAGACGCATTCCAGAACTGACGCCCTGATAGGCTTCGGCAAGGTCTCCGATATCGCACTCGGCTTGAACGACTGCGATTTTGAGAGGGTGAATGACAGGTATCCCGAAGAGTTCCCGACCGATTGCCCAAGAAGCTGCCATCTGCATGACAAACGACGACTTCCCGATGCCTGATTGACCTGTAACGAGTAGCGAGCCACCACGGCATAGGTACCGACCGTGTCCGACGACGTGGTTAGGATCGTTTCTCGTATCATAGTTTTCCAAGGTCTCCGTGCTGACTTCTTGTGGAAAGTCTTGTCCTTCCCGCCAAGCAACGAAGTCATCCCAGTCCAAGGCTCCTGTCTTAAAGGCGACGATTTTCTGTTCGTTCTCCCCGCGCATGACTCCGCCAAGGCGGCTCCACCGGGACGGGTTCTTGTTCTGCGGGTCGGGTTCATGGTCGGAAAGGTAGTCATACACCGTATTACGTCGCTCTTCCCATTGCTCCTTGGTCTGGGCGTCGACGCGCACCCAGGCGTGAACCGACTTTCCGCCCGAGTCAACGAGCAGGCTAATGGGCAGGTTCGACTGCTGGAAGATGGCCACCTGTTCGTCCTTGGGCTTCTTGTCGAACTCGACCAAGACATGGCGGTAGTTGGACACCGCACCGTCCGTACCCGTAAAGTCGTCGGGCGTGAAGGGGTTGATGCGAATCCATGCACCCGACTCGGTGCCAGCGAACTTCGCAGCCCCAACGGCTCCGGGGCCGAAGAACTTGGTGATCCACTCGGCGCGGGTCAGAAAGATGCCCTTTGACGCAGGGAACCACTTTCCCTCGTCGGTCTGGCCGGCCTCGTTGGTAATGCAGATAACGTCGTCGTCCTTGAAGCAGTTCAGCAGCACGTCGGCGGTCGTGAACGGCGTCTGGGCGTCGGCCAGCTCGGCGACACGTTTAGGGTCAAAGACGAAGCGACCGTTGGCACCTACCCTGCGCTCCGTACCCTTGGCAAGCCAACCCTTCTGGCGTTCGTGCGGCTTGACGTAGGCGTCGTTCAGTTTGTGCCGCAGGTCTTTCTCAGACCACGGCGGCGAGCAGCGGAGGTTGAACTCCTGAAGCAGGCTCCAGGCGTCCGACCACGGCAGGTCGAAGCCGTTGGCCAATATGCTGGCTGCGCGGTAGGTGGCGGGGTGTCCGCCTTGGCCGGCGACGGCGGCTGGCAGTTTGGCGAGATAGGCTCTCGCCCCGGAAATACGATCTTCGGTGGTCATGGTGGCTCTTAGACTTGTGGACGCTTATTTCCGCTTCCGCAATCTTTTAAGGCAGCTCGGTTTATATTCTTTCCAGATATACTTCCGCGCCATGCTTACTTTGAAAACGGGATTAGAGTCGCAGGTCAGTTGAATAAGATTATAATCGATCCAATCAATACTGTTTTTTTCAGACTCGTTCATGTACCTCATGTGAACATGAACTAGCCGATAATAAGAATAAATCATAAAACCGTCCTTTGTTGTACCGATGATTGCATCGTCGAACCATTTAGCAGGCTCAAAGCGGATTGCTTCATCATGTAACTTTTGTTTAAAGTTTATTTCCATAATTATTTATGCGTTCGCCAATCCAGCGCATACAAGGTACTGCCATGCTGTTTCCAGCGGCCTTGTATTGAGGGCCGTCTGGGCATTCATAGGCAGGCTTACCCTTCCAAGGAATCCTACCCCAGTTATCGGGAAATCCTTGCAATCGGTAACACTCATTTGGAGTCAGCCTTCGGACGGCCATGTTCTGGCTCACGCCATGAATGTCAGTCTTGGTCAGCGTAAACATCGGGCCTCCTTCGGTCGCACCCGTACCCTGTGGGCCAGCGTTCTCGCTCCGACCAATAATTGTGCCTTGAATGGCGATGGCTTGTGCGCCGGTCGTGTCGATGGTGTAGGCAGGGTCGCCTTGATTGGCTATGCCAAGGCCGTTCTGCTTCTTCTCCATGTCCCGTCCGTCTTGGATGGGAATCGGCTGCACAACCGCATGGGTCGTCCTAGTGTCGCCAAGGTCGAAGTTGTTGAGTGTATTACTAATATTGGCCAGCACCGAAGTCTCGTTATCGGTGGCTGAACACGCTCGCTTGGACTTGCGGAAGGGTTGTGGTGCAGGACATGGGATGCACTTCCCCTCCTGAACATACTGATTACCTACACCCTTATAGTCTCTGGCACATAAAGTGCCAATTGTTTGTCCAGGAACAAAGAGAGAGCCGCCACCTAAGGCGTGTTGATCCTCAAGTCCCTGCTTTTCTCCAAAGGATGCGTTTAATGTACAGGCGACTTCGGCTGGCCATTTGCGGCCTCTTTGAGAGCCGCCTCCAGCATTGGCGGCAGGGCTTTTCCTCTTTTTGTTGCCCGTCTCAAGATACCCGCGCAAGCCTTCGCGGAGAGATAGAACCTCGGCGGCAGCTCGCCAGTCTCCAAGACCTGTGACAGGGTTGCGACAGGCCACAACGAAGACTCGACGACGACGCTGGGGTACTCCGAAGTGTTGAGCGTCCAGCACTCGGTAGGCGAACCCATACCCGAGTTCGACCAACGCCCCGAGGAAGGAACCAAAGTCCCGTCCTCCTCCCGAAGACAGGACACCGGGGACGTTTTCCCAGACAATCCAGCGGGGCTTGAGTTTGTCAGCCAGCCCAAGAAAGGTGAGAGCGAGGTTTCCCCTTGGGTCGGTGAGTCCTTTGCGGAGTCCTGCGACAGAGAAAGACTGGCAAGGAGTTCCTCCGACCAAAAGGTCGATTGAACCGAGTTCAAGGGGCCACGACTGATATTCGGTGAGTGATCCATAGTTAGGTACGTTGGGGAATCGGTGTTTGAGGATGGCACATGGGAAGGGTTCGATTTCGGAGAATCCGACTGGAGTCCAGCCAAGGGGATGCCAAGCGACAGAGGCGGCTTCCATGCCAGAGCATACGGAGAGGTATTTCATTTCCCATAAAAATACTTCATCTGGATACGGCGTCCATCAAAAAATCGTAACCGCAACTGTTTCATCTCGCCGGCCTTGACCAGTTTCAAGACCCAGTCCCGCGCCGTCGTTCGATGAACTCCCCACTGCTCGCACAACTGATCAATGTGCTTGTAGCCTTTGGGAATCTCGTCGACATCCTTGGCCCTAAGTTTCCAAAGCTTCTTTAGTACTTCGTCGGAGTTCATACGGGTAAAATCCATTCGTCTTGGTCGTGCGGCTGCTCATGCACCCACGGTATGAGTTTATCGTCCGTATAGTAGCCAAAGACCATACCTTGCGACCAGGCGAACGTCGCCCTGCGCGTATTAGCGTAATCCATAGCCCCCCGGCGGGTCAAGGTGCCGACGCTGATGCCCGTCGGAGTATCGTCCCGGCGTCCAGTCATGCGACCAACCTTGTGGGTATGGGCGAAGATCACGTTGCCGTACATCTCGGCCATGTCCCGTGGGGCATTCTCGCCGTACACCGTGCCGTGCGTAAACTTGTAGTTGGCCAACTGAAACGCCTGCCAGATTCCCGTGTACTCTACGAATAGGGCTTTCCGCTTTCGGCAATGCTCGGTGATGTCGTTGATAAGGCGAATTGCGTAGCCGGAGTAAACCTCGTCGTCCGAGGCCGCTTCGCGCCAAAGGCGGACTTCGTGGTTGCCGGCCAGAACGACGTTCGGGCGGAGCTGGTCAAGGAACTTCAACCCCCCGCCGATATCGGGTTCAACGGCGTCGCCCTTGCCCCGCGCCGATGACATGAACGGAGTCATATCTACAAAGTCGCCAAGGTGGACGGTCATATGGGGCTTCCAGCGTTCCTTGAACTTTAGCACCCCATCGATGGCCTTCGGATCGGCGTACATCCCGTGGGAGCAGCCGACCGCCATGAACCGCTTCCAACCTTTGTTGATGTTCATTGTGTACTGTTAGGCAGGTGTTTAGGGGGTCGCCCTGTGCCAGAGTAGACAAAGGATACCCCCATGCGGTTGGCGGCTTCCTGCACGGCGCGGAGGCCGTACTCATAGGCGTAGGCAGTCTCCTTGGCCGTCATGCCGTGCTTGATGCCTTCAACAACGGCTAGACGAGCCGGCGGCTTGCCGTAGCGGTTGCGTGACTTAACCCCGCTCATCGGTTCAGCAGATTGACCGCCTGGTGGTCGCCATTGTGCAATTCCCAGAAATCGACGTTGGAACGCTTCAGGGTCGGCAGCACGGTCTTCTTCCACTTGGCCAGCTCGTCGGCGTACTCGTCCCGGCTGTAGGCCACGAACTCGGGATGCTCGACCTTGCCACCGTCTAAGATGACCAGCAGCGCGTGGCACCGCTTGGGCATCTTATGGGTGTACTGGGTCAGATTGATAGGGGGCTTTCTCATTTGGTATGCTTGGAAGGTTTGAGTTTAAGGCCAAGAGCCTTGGCGGCGGAATAGATGCTGTCACGGCGTAGGTTATACTTTGCCTGGACTTCGGCATAGGTCAGGCCGGCGGCGTGGCCTTCGATGACGGCATTCTTGACCTTGCCGTATACTTCTTTGCGGTAGGGAATCATTTTGTGGGTTTCCATTGGTTAAGGGGTTGAGCCATAAGGGCGTTCCAGCGATCACGGTCAGCCTTTAGAGCCAGCGCGGTTTCCTTAATCTCGATGGGGGTCTGCTGCTTGCGTCCCGGTCGCATGATTTCTGGGCGACGCTTTTTCACGGCTGGCCCTTGCCCTCCTTGGCGGCGTCCCAGCCATCGTCTAGTTTATTGAGGTATGTCGATGAGATGCGGCTCTCGACAATGTAGTTAATGAGGAAGGCGTGAAGTTCATCCCCGGCCTTGGTCAGCCGCTCGACCTGTGCTTGCAGTTCCTCGTTAGGGATGATGGTACGGGTAGTGAAGGCCATGAGCCGCTCGACCTCGGCCTTGAGGCGGGCGTTCTCAATCTGTAGTTTCTCAATCTCCTTATTGCAGTTGATGATCGCCATATCGGCAATCTTCAGCGGAATCATCCTGCCTTCGTAAAAGTCGCTCATCGGTAGATGTGGTAGATTTCGGACGCTACGGCGCGGACCCCCGCAGGGTCAACCGCCAATCGGGTGTGCAGTATCTGCATGGCCGACATCATGTCGCGCAAGCTGCCAGCCTCTTCGTCGTTCGCCGGCCCAAAGCCTGGACGCTGAATCTCGACTGTCACAATCTGCACTTCAAGGTGCTTGGCCAGAAACAGGTACTCGTTCAAGTACCGCCAGTCGGAGACCAAGGCCACGGGGCGGACATCTAGCGGCGCGTAATCCATGAACAAGGCCACTTGCGCGTTCAAGTGCCGTGCAAAGATGTCCTTGTCCACCCCCCGGAGGGTGCGGCCCAATTCGACCAGCAGCCCCCGATTCTTGACCTTGAAGTCCTCGGCATGGAAGTCGATGACCCCGGCCTTGAACACCCCCATCGCCCGAAGGACGTCGTTGGCCCGTTCCTTCAGCACGTCGGCGAACTTGAAGACCTCGCAACGGTTGCCGTTACCGTTGAAGTGTTCCATCAGACAAGCGGCGAAGGTGTCCTTCCCCGCGCGAGCGACCCCGGTGATCATAAAGACCAGCGGCTTATTGTTTTTAGGCATCATAGTTGTCGAAAATGCGTCCGTAGATTTTTTGGAGGGGGGATTTAGAAACAGGCCCCTTTTGCATACGCCAGTCGGATGAGATGGCCTTCGACGCCGATTCCTTCGACAGACGCTCGGCACCGCGCACCCCGAACTGCTGGAGCTTGCGGACCTGCTTCACGGTGGCCAGATTAAGGGCTTCCCGTGCCTTCAGGCGGGCGATCATCCACTCAGCCTGGTCAACGGTCATACCACGGGCGTGGACGCCGTAGCGGGCTAAATCGGAGGCTTGGTAGCCGAACATGGCGGACTCGGACGTCGACGCCGGCAAGACAAACCCGAATACCGCGCAGGCGACCGATAGGTCGACCAGCCCCAGAGCCTTGGCTTCCTTCGTCGTCGACCGCTGCTCTTCGGCGGCGATACGGCGGAGCATGGACTCCTCTGCCTGACGGTCGCAGGCTTCGGCGGCGTCCAGCGGGTCATGCCCGCCCTGAATCTGGGATGACTTGGCCTGGGGGTGGACCGTGAAGGCGTCCGCCGGCGTGAAGGAGTTCTCCCCGCTGATCCACATAGGGTCGAGGATGAGACAATCGGTCTTGCCCGGAGCCGTGCGGAGACCTCGGCCAATCATCTGGCACCAGAGGGCGCGGGACTGGGTCGGACGCAGCAGGATGACGCAATCGGTCTCCGGGGCGTCGAACCCTTCGGTAAAGAGGTTCACGTTGCACAGCACCCGTAGGTCGCCGCGCTTAAAGGCATCGACCGTACCCGAGCGGAACTTGCCGGTGCTGCCGTCGACGTGGCCAGCTTCGACGCCACGCTGGCGGAGGAGGGAGACCAACTTGACGGAGGTCTCGACCTCGGGGAGGAAGCAAATGGCCTTCTTGCGGTCCCAGCGGTTCAGCTCGCTGACAATGGAGTCGGCCACGGCCTCAAGGGCGTCGTCGTAACCGCGCAGGCGGATAAGGCTCATCTCCACGGGCATCTTCTGGGCCATCGGCCGGACAAGGTGACCCTGCTCGATGAGGGTGCGAATCGCAATCTCGTAGGCAGGCACGAAGCCCACGGTTTCCAGTTTCTGGCGGTCAAGGCGATCAGGGGTGGCGGTCACGGCGACCTTCGGGCCAGTGAACACGGCGTTGAACTTTGCCCAAGAAGAGGCAACGGCATGGTGGGCTTCGTCGAAGACGACTAGCGCGGACGCCTTATCCTCGGCGGAGATATGGTCGAAGTCGGCGGAGAAGACGGACAAGGCTTCACCCCGGACGCCGAACTTATCCATCGTGTCTTTCGCCTGGTCGATGAGTTCCTTGCGGTGGGCCACAAAGAAGCACTTGCGGTTCGTGCCGGCCTGCCAGCGGAGCATGATGATGGAGGCGATCACCGTCTTGCCGGCACCCGTCGGGGCAATGATCAGCGGGTTGACGGCCTTCGCAATAAAGGACAGCGCGGCGGTGACGGCGGCTTCCTGATAATCTCGTAGTTTTAGTTCCATGGGCAGGTGGCAAGACCTGTTGTGTATATTGCCGTGGATAACACAAGCACAAAAAAGGAGGAACTTTCGTTCCCCCTAAAGTACCGCCTAGACCCCCCCTTAGAAGGGGTTCACTTCGGGGCCACCGGGCAGGCGGGTGAAGAAGGACGCCTGGTAGGCCACCCCCTCAGAACCGTCCTTCTTGGTGTATTTACGCTCGGTCACCTTGACTTTGAGGCTACGGGTGACCGCACGGGTGCAGACGGCGGTCAGGAAGGCTTCGTCGACCTCCAGCTCGCCGCCGGAGATGTACTTCTTAATCTCCTCGTCGTTGGCCGTGGCAGCAACGAACTGCTCCAGCCGGTCGTGGCCACCGTTCTTGTCGGGCTTGGCGAAGAGATCGCCGTAAACGCTCTCGCCTTCGCTAGTGACGAAGGTGATGCGGGCGTACAGGTCAGCGCGGGGCGGGAGGTAGTCCTGCTTGAACGCCGACACCGTGCAGGTGTAGGTGCCGGCCTTGGTCACATACTTGCGATCCTCGGCGGCGTTGGGGTTGAACTTGAATGCCATGATGGTATCTTGTGTTTTGGGTTATGGGTGGATGGAAATTACTGGACCCACTTCGGGAGGGACATGATTTGAACCTCCTGCGGGTATCCGGGGAACTGCTTGAACGTGTTGCAGGAACGGAAAGTCTCGACCGCCGAGTTCATCAGGGCAAGACCTTTTTCGTGCGCGGCGTCGTCGAGCGTATAGCAGGCCCACGCATTAGGACTTTCCTTTTCGACGGCCAAGAAGACGAAGACGTCGGCATCGGCCAAGGTGCGGTACCAGGCGGATTGCAAGAAGTAGAGATAATTGGCCACGTCTCGACCGAACGAAGTCGCACCGGCATCGGCTGTCGTCTTGACGTCTACGACGATACGCTTGCCGGCCTTGGTCGTGATGATTGCGTCGAGCTTGCCCTTGATAAGGATGCCGTTCACACGTCCTTCCATCGGGACTTCGGTGATCATCGACTCGCCGTCGCAATCTTTGAACAACTTATCCAAAGCCTGGCGGGCGGCGATGCTGACGTTGGTGACCAGCTCTCCGTCTTTCTGACTGATGGCCTCCTGCCCGGGCTTGAGCGAGGACTGGAACGCAGCCCAGATTTCTTTGCCGGCAGACGTGCGTTTGTCGCACTCCGGGGCGACGACGATGGTTGCGTCAAAGACCTTCGGCTCCAGTACGGCCAAGTGGATGAGCGAACCAAGACGCTGCGCGGCGGTCTGCTCGGTGCGGTCACGCTCAAGGTACGCCTTGAAGTGAAGGGGCGATCGGATTAATTCCTTCGCGCCACTCTGGGAGAGTCCGGGGTGGTTTGCGTAGGCTTCGGCGGTGATGATGTTGTTCATGGGATGTAGATGATATGTTCGGTGAACCAGAAGTAGGCGTTAAGGACGCAGGCGGTCGTCGCCACGGCCAGCAGCAGGCACATGAAGACGTAAGCCACGCCTTCGTAATTGTTGTCCCAATTGACGTGCTTGCGGGAAACGAGGATGCCGACCCAGAGGAAAGCGAAGACCATGATGGCCAAGGCTCCCGTAAGCAGGTCGAGGATGAGTTTACGTTCCATGTCAGTTCTTCATCAGGTTGCGGTAATTCGCCTGAGCCTGTTCGTTGGAGATACCACGGAGGTAGACCAGCTCGGCCTTCAGTGCGACGTTCTGCTCGCGCAGGTCGTTTAACTCCAGGCGAACCTCGAAACAGTTCTGGCTCATCTGGTGAACGATCTGGGTAAGTGCCTTGACCTGCTCTTCCGGGGTGCGGTCGGGCAGGGGGCGGAATTCGTGGACGACGATGCCGTCATCCGTGGGTTGGGTGGCTTTGGGTTTTTTCATAGGGAAAAGTATTTGGCTTTGACCGCAGCCCAGAAAGGCCCGGGCTTCTTTGCCAGCGTCTCGGCGAGGTCTGGCGAGATGTCTGCCCAATCCTGCTCGGGAGTCAAGTGTCCCGTCTCGCGCAGTACGGCAACGGCGGCAGGTCGGTACTCGATATTGATCAATTCGTCGAGCGTGGCGTCTGCCGGCTTCGACGCCTGGTGAATGCGAACACTGGACGGGGCATCAAGCTCTTCAACCGTGTAAGTTCCGAAGCAGCACTCCGGGGCAATGAGGCGGACGCCTTCGCTGATCGCACGGGCGGTAAGCATACGGCGGGGCCACTTCTTCCAGTTGTCCTTCGGCTTACCGTCCTTGCCCAGAGCGGTGCCGTTGCCGACGTACTCCTTCATGTCGGCCACAATGGCTGCGGAAGTGGCACCCTTGCGGAAGATGGCCGTAACTCTTTCGTCGGTACGCTCGGTCCAGTCAACGCTGCCGCCGGCCTGGTGGAACTTGGCCAGCAGGGCGTCAGAACGGATGGCAAGCTGGCCTTGGATAAAGTGGTACGTCCGCGCCAGTTCCAGCGGGGACTTCTTTTCGACCATGCACTGCATAGCCAGAATTTCTCCCTGCTCGGGCTTATCGAGGCCAAAGATGCCGGACTTGAAGATGGCCAAGCCAAGGGTCTTGATGGCCTGCATCGGGTCGGTGATGCGATCATACACGCCAGATACGGCGATGTCGTGCGACGGCTGAACGGGGACTAGGTCGTTGTTTTCCATTAGGAGCGAAGGTACTTGATGCAGGCCCAAATAACGAGCAGTCGGCAGGTGAAAGTGAAGGCACCGATGATTAAACCAGCAATTACGGTGGCGATTTCCTTAATAGGGTCGTGAAACATCAGGCAACGGCCTTGGCGGCGGCGAGGAGTTTTCGGCTGGAGACCCGGCGAAGGACGCCGTCGAGCATCATGTTGTACGACACCTTCGTGTTGACGACATAAGGCTTGAGCCGGCGAGCAACGGTGCCGTCCGAAAGGACGACGTACTCGGTATCTGGAATGGATGCCAGCAGGCGAGCTGGCGGGGTCTTGATAAGTTTAGTGATCATGGGCTAGGATTCAAAGGTTGAATTGCTGCGCGTGGGAGAGCAAGCAAAATGCATCAGCAGTTTTGAGCGTGATTTTTTCCATCGTATTTGGGAAGCGACGCTGGGCTTCAGCCTTTAATTTATTCTTCCACTCGGTCGTGGTATGCCCTCCGCCCTTCTTCGTGCCGACCCCCATCGTCTTCTGCCACTCCTGCGGAGTAACCAGCACCACCTTGAAGCCGCGCCCCTGCCACAGGCCGACAATCCAGCCGTAGGAGTAGCCCAGTTTGAACGACGCCGACGCCGGGATAGGGCCGACGAACGCCGGCACCTTTTCGACGACCACGGTCGTGTTGATCGACGGGCAAAGGTCGGCCAGTTCCTCGTTGCCGCCTTGGATGCAGTTTCCCGTATCACCGTGAAGCACCCAGCCGCCAGAGGCTCCGGGGTCGATGCACAGGTAGGACTTCACTTGACCAAGTCTCGGTAGATGTTGCCCAC